CGGTTGCGTCCTGGGGCGCGGGGGGCTTGCAGCGGGCCCTCTCGAACGCGGGCGAGTAGCTCAACTGGATAGAGCACCAGCCTTCTAAGCTGGTGGTTGTGGGTTCGATTCCCGCCTCGCCCACCAGATTGCAGGCGATCTTCTGAAAGCAAAGGAGATCGTCAATGCCCGACGAGCAAAACCGCCTTAGAGCCCCAGCCGAAGTTCAACCGCCTCGCGTAGGCTGCATCCGCCCCGGCGTTCTCATTCCGCTTTCACCGGATGAGTGCATCGAGAGCGGGCATATCGTTCGCAAGCCCGCTTCAGACTTCCGCGCGCCGATTGAAGTCCACCCCCCGAACCAGCCTCGCCAACTCTTCACCGCGCCCAACGTGAGCCGCAACGCTCTGCTGGCGATTGCGCGGCAACCCCGTTGCCCGCGCTGGCTGCGGCAGATCATCCGCGCATTGCCGCTCTGCCCCCACAGCACGGTCACCTTGCCCTTCAAGGGAACGCAGAGCTGCATCGAGTGCGGCGCCTCGCGCGCGAACTGGAACTGGTCCGGCGGCCAGAAATACATCTGCCGCTGGCGCCGTCCGCTCTGGCGCTTCAACGCCGAGGCCCACTACCGCACCGAACAAATGCATGTGCGTGATTCCATCGCGCGATTCCATGCCCGCGAAGACTGCAAGGCGGCCACCCGTTGACCGCATCGGCGCAGTCGGTACTGAACCTGGGCGGCGAGGTAGGCGTCTTCTTTGGTCCATCCATCGATGCCGCAACCGATGGGCCGCGGCTGATGGGCCAGCGCGCACGAGTGCTGGCGCTGATGGCCGACGGTGGCTGGCGGTCGCTTCCGGGCATTGTCGCCGAGCTGCGCAAGCTCTATCCCGGCAGCAAATACACCGAGACCTCCATCAGTGCGCGGCTTCGCGGAATGCGCGCGCTGGGCTGGACCATTCAGCGCGTCCGGCAGCACCCAACCAGCGGCCTCTATATCTACCGCGCCACAAAGGAGCCCAGCAATGTCCAGTGACGCCGAACGGACAGATAGCAACTACATCACAACATTCACCGGCAACCGGTTCTGGCCGCTGGCGCCGCGCATCGAGGATGTGCGTCTGGAAGACATCGCCCACTCGCTATCGCAAACCAACCGCTTCTGCGGCCACACCAACGACCCGTACAGTGTGGGCCAGCACGCTCTGCTGGTCAGCATGGTGGCGGAGAACTTTGCCGCGCAGGAGTTCCATTGCCGGGGTTGCGTGCGCCGCGCACGCACCGTCGCGCTGTGGGGGCTGCACCATGACGACTCGGAGGCCTACATCTGCGACCTCGTCCATCCCGTAAAACGCGCTGGAGCACTGGGCGAGTACTACCGGGAGACTGAGCATCGCCTGATGGATGTAATTGCCCAGGCCTTCCTGCTGGGCACCGCTGAGCCGCCCGAGGTGAAGCGCGCCGACGTCCTGGTCTGCAACACAGAGATGCGCGACCTGATGAATGGCGACAAGACATACAGGACCCCCCCACGGACGCTGAATGCGCCGGAGTTCCTCGGCGTGGTCATCCAGCCGCTTCCAGCCAAGGCTGTCGAGGCCGAATACCTGCGCCGGCACATTGCGCTGATTCTGGCCCTTGAGTCCTGCGAACTCAGCCAAACCATCCACTGAAACACAACCGCAACGCGCAACACCGGAGATTCCAATGCCCGAAAAAACTACTAATGCCGCAATCCAGCGGAGCAGCCTACAGGCCGCGCTTCAGGCGGTTCGTCCGGCTATCTGCACCGGCTCAACCATTCCTATCCTCAATACAGTCCGCATCGAGCAGATCAAAGAAGGGCTGGCGATCGACGCCACCGACCTTACGCTCAGCATTCGCGCACTGATTGCCGAAAGCACAACGCTGGACCGCCCTGTTGTGCTACCCGCGGGGCGCTTTGTCAGGTGGGCCGCGCTGCTGGACGGCGATACGGTGAACCTGAGCGCCACCGGAACGCGCGCCACCGTAACCTGCGGCGAGACGCGCTCAACGCTGCCCACCATGGATGTGAAGTATTACCCCACGCTTCAGTTCAGCAGCGAAGGGCAGCGCTTTGAAATGGCGCAATCCGCCCTGCGCCGCGCGCTGAAGTTTGCGCGCATCTCGGTCAGCCGGGAAGAGAGCCGGTACACACTGAACGGGATACTGCTAGACTGCGGCACAGACACGCAGCTGGTATCGTCCGATGGGCACCGCCTCACCACCTACACCGTTCCCGGCGGTGCCGGCGCAGGCCCGCACGAGATTCTTCCCGCGCCCCTCGTCAAGGCCATGCTCGACCTTATGGGCGACGGCGACGCTTCAGTCATTCTGCAGCCGGATAAGAGCGATATGCTGATCTCGCTGCCAGGCGAGATGCCTATCTTCCTCCGCTGCCAGAAGCTCACGGGCGTCTTCCCCAACTTCGACGCGGTGATTCCGAAAGATGACCGCTTTGGCGTTGAGTTGGAAGCGCCGGCGCTTCTCCGCTCGCTGGAGCGGTGCATCCTGCTCAGCAGCCGGCAGACCTCGGCCATTGCCCTCACCTTTGAAGGCCCCACGCTCACCATCGACGCCAACGACCAGGAGAGCTCCAGCGAGGCGCGGGAATCCATCCGCTTCTCCGGCGCCTCCGCCCCGAAGAAACTGCGCATCGGCGTGAACGCGGTATACCTGATTGAGTTCTGCAAGCTGCTGAAGGGCAAGCTGACGCTGGCAATCCCCAACAGCCCGGAACACCCCCTGCTTCTCACGGCCGAGCCGCACCCCGGCGAGACCGTGAAATACATTGTGATGCCACTGAGCCTGCACATCTGAAGGCCACCATGGCTCGTCCGCCCGTACACTCTCGCTACCAATACACGCCCGAGCGCGATGCCCTGCTGCGCGATACATACGCCCAGGCGCGCACGCGGCGAGAGCTGGCGGAGGGGCTTGCGGAGTTCCGGCGGCTGACGGGCATCTCTCCCAGCTCCACGGCGCGCCGCTGCATCGATCTCGGCCTCTGCTGGATCACGAAGAAGGCATGGACCGACGCGGAGATGCTCTACCTGCGTGAAAAAGTGCGCGAGATGCCCGTCACGGCAATAGCCAAGAACCTGCACCGCTCTCTTGACTCGGTGAAGATCCGTCTCCGGCGGATGCGGGAGAGCTATCGCGTCTCGCGCGAAGGTTACACACAGGTAGATATTGGATGGCTTTTGGGCGTCAGCGAGGCGACGGTGCGCCAATGGCTGGCTCGCGGATGGCTACGCAGGCGTGAGGGAATGATTACAGTCTATTGCGTGCGCGTCTTTCTTTACCGGCACCTGATGGACATCAGCCTTGCTCGCTGCGACCAAATGTGGCTCAAGGGAGAGCTCAGCGCGCTGCTCCGTGCGCCCGCCGGCTGTGCAGACAACGACTTTGACCAGAAAAGAGATGAGGAAACACATGCCAACGAAGATTGAATGGACGGATGAGACGTGGAACCCGATCCGGGGCTGCTCGCGGGTCAGCGAGGGTTGCCGGAACTGCTATGCGGAGAGGATGGCTGGCCGCTTCTGCGGGCCGGGCCAGCCTTTTGAGGGATTGGTGACGCTCGGCGCAGGCAAGCCAAAGTGGAACGGGCAGATCAGGTTTGTCGAAGAGCATCTGCTGGACCCGCTGAAGTGGCGTTCGGTGCGTACCCAGACAGAAGCGGAGGAGATGGCAGGGTGCTATTCCACGCGTCCGAAGCGGATCTTCGTGAACTCGATGAGCGACCTGTTTCATCCGGGCGTGACGGACGAGATGCTCGACCGCATCTTCGCGGTGATGGCGCTCTGCCCGCAACACACCTTCCAGGTGCTCACCAAGCGGCCGGAGCGGATGCTGGCGTATCTAGCATCGGACGAGACCGCTGGTCGTCTGCTTCGCACCTTTGCGGCGATATTGGATGGCTGTGAGAAGAGTTCGTGCAAGGTCAAACATCTGGAGGACGGCTTGCCAGGCTTGACCTTGCCGAACGTGTGGCTGGGGGTGAGCGTGGAGAACCAGACAGAGGCGGATGAGCGCATTCCGTTGCTGCTGCAAACGCCCGCGGCCATGCGATTCATCTCCGCCGAGCCGCTCCTGGGTGCGATCAACTTACGCCGAATCGACTGGGTCGAGCACATGAAGCGCGATTACGCTGAGAAGGCTGTCAAGTTTACGGGAGAACTCAAGGAAACCCTTGAGCAGATGCTTCAATCTGTAACTGAATGTAAATGGGAAGAGGGCCGAGCGTGGCGCGACGCTTTGACTGGAGCATGGTTCGACGGATGGGATGGAAACGAGAACCCCGAACCCGCCCACTCAAAGCTCGACTGGGTGATCTGCGGAGGCGAGAGTGGGCCTGGAGCGCGCCCGATGCACCCGGACTGGGCGCGTGGGCTGCGCGATGCTTGTGTCGCCGCCGGCGTGCCATTCTTCTTCAAGCAATGGGGAGAATGGGCGCCTACCGAGCGTGGTGAAGGTACAACCGTTCGCTCTCGAAGCGTGTTGCAAAGCGGCCAGTTCCCGGAGGCGCGCGCGTGACTGAGCGGCGGATGGTTCAGTGTCGACAATGCGAGTTGGTGCAGTTTGCCCGGGAGAAGTGCCGTCGCTGCGGACGCGCGCTGATACTTCCGCCGGAGCGAGCGCAGGTTCCATCGCTCGAAATCGATCCTGCACGGCCGTTTCCCACACTGGCCGAGATGGAGATAAAGCTGATTCGCGCTGCGGTGAAGTATGCGGGCAGCATCGTGTTGGCCGCGCAATGGCTTGGCTGCGGCAAGACAACCCTTTACGCCAAAATACGGGAAGCGAGGCAGCATGACGCATCACTCCGGGCTTGAGCCGCTGCCCTACTACAAATGGATGTGGCGCGACTACCGCGCCAACCGGCGGGTGCAGCGGATGAGCTGGCAGGCGCGCGGGCTATATCGTGAGCTGCTGGATGAGCAATGGGTGGAGGGATCGCTCCCAACCGAGATGGACGCGCTGGCTGATATCTGCGGATGCGCCAGGGAGTCGATGCAGGCCTTCTGGCCGGAGATTGCGCCGCACTTTACCGCGCGCGAAGACGGCCGCATGGTCAACGCCAAGATGGAGAGCATCCGTACCCATCTGGACGGAACGCGAGTCCGCCGGATCGATGCCGGGCGCGACGGCGGCAAGCAAACGCAAGCAAACGCCAAGCAAGCTCAAGCAAATGCTCCAAGCCAACCAAACGGTCAGAGTCAATCAGAAAACGGTCAGAATCAATCAGAAAACGGCCGCAAGCAATTGCCATATAGCAGAGCAGAGCAGAGCAGAGCAGAGCAGAGTAAGAGCGCAGCAGCAACCGATGAGACCCCGGTAGTCGCTCGATTGCCCCTGAAGAACGGATCGGACTTTGCGGTGACGCTGGCAATGTGCGCGGAGTGGGAGCCAGCCTATCCCGGAATCGATGTGGGCACGGAGATGGTGAAGGCCCGGGTCTATGTGACAGAGAACCCGCAGAAGAGACCTACCGCAAACGGAGCGCGAAAGTTTGCGGTGGCATGGCTGAACCGCGCGGCAAGCTGGAGGATAAATGCAACAGGCGTGCGAGGTATCCCTGGAACGAATCCTGCAGGCGAACGAAACCGCCGAAGTGGCGCTGCGATCCACAGCGCATTTGACGCCCTGCGAGCTGGACGAAGTGGAATCGCTGATGGGCCAGATGAAGGACGCATATCCGGCGCAGGAGATTCCACTGGAGACAGTGCTGATGTGGGCACCGGCGTGGGCGGCGTTGGCGGCGAAGTACAGCATTGCGGCGCTGCGCGCGGCGCTGAGCGACCACATTCTGGCGTCGAAGTTCTTCCCCAACCCGTCGGAGATCCGGGAGCGGATCGAGGCGCGGCTGCCGCCGCCGTTCACGGGATACGTCCCACTGACGCCGCGGCAGATATTGCGCCTAACGGGACGGGTTGAGCAGCCGGACACCTTTGAATGCGTGCAGACCTGTTATGGGACCGAGTCCGCACGGCGCTACACGGCGAAGATTCAGCGAGGGGAATGAGATGGTGCAGCGGGCGCAACTCGATGTGAGCAAGTGGCAGGCATCGCGTCCCGGATGGAACTATACTCCGGTGCTGTGGTTCTACCATCGCACACTCTACCAGGCGTGGCTGGACGCCTGCAGCATGCGCGAGCGGCAGCCAACCGACGCCGCGTTGCTGGCCCGCGATTGGATTGCCCGCAGCGAGCCCGCGCCGGCACTGGCGCCACATGAATATGTGAGCTTTCCAGAGTGCTGCCGGATACTTGGCCTCAATCCCGACGCGGAGCGTGCGGATCTACTCGAACGCATCGATCGCATTGCCGACTTTGACACCGACGAGACATGGGAGCGGCTGGAAGCGCTCAGCGCGGCCGAGCCCAGCTATGAGCCAGAGGTAAACTTCAACGCTTTTCGAGTGGTGCCAGCACTGGACCAGGGATGTTTATTTGCAACGTAAAAAAGGGGACTTATAAGTCCCTTGGATGAAAAATGACACTTAGCAAAGCCAAACGCGAGCAGATACGCATGATGTTTGGAGGGCGCTGCGCTTACTGCGGCGTCGAACTTACGGGTAAGTGGCACGTTGACCATGTAGAGGCTGTGTTTAGGGATTCGGTTTGGGTTCACAGTACAGTTGAACGTCCCGGTTACTACGCTTCGACCGGAAAGATGCTAAAGCCGGAGAACGACCACATCGGCAACTGTTTTCCCGCCTGTGTCCCATGCAATATCAGTAAAGGCCCGTGCGATCTGGAGGGATGGAGGCGATGGATCGACACGCATCTCGCCGCTGCCTTGCGGAGAGATGAAGCCAACTTCCGCCACGCAGAGAGGTTCGGACGCGTGGTTGTGGTAACAGAACCAGTGCTGTTTTGGTTTGAGAAATACGCAGCAAGGGACTCATAGTTCCCTAAAAAAGGGGAGTCATAGTTCCCCAGGAAATCGTTTTGACCAAAAGGAGCAATATCGTATGTGCAAATTCGCAAGTTTCGTACTGACGAAGAATGAGGAGTTCTGGCTTGATGGCGACGACTCCCACAGCGCAATCATCAGTCACTTCAACCTGCACGAACACGGTGCGCATGGCGCGAACATCATCAAGATTGAGATCGCGCCAACCGACAAGATCAAGAAGTGGCCGAGCCTAAAGGCCTGGGAGTATATGGTCGATCAGGACATTCTCCCCGACTGGCACGATGCCGCGACAACCGAGAAGCGCGCCCGAGCGGCTTTGCAGCGGCGCTATAATGCGGGTTTCACGTCCGCCTATCTGCGTGGCTGCACGGGCCTCAAGGAAGTCTCCCTCCCCGCCGCAACGTCCGCCTATCTGAGTGGCTGCACGGGCCTCAAGGAAGTCTCCCTCCCCGCCGCAACGTCCGCCGATCTGAGTGGCTGCACGGGCCTCAAGGAAGTCTCCCTCCCCGCCGCAACGTACGCCGATCTGAGTGGCTGCACGGGCCTCAAGGAAGTCTCCCTCCCCGCCGCAACGTACGCCTATCTGAGTGGCTGCACGGGCCTCAAGGAAGTCTCCCTCCCCGCCGCAACGTACGCCGATCTGAGTGGCTGCACGGGCCTCAAGGAAGTCTCCCTCCCCGCCGCAACGTACGCCGATCTGAGTGGCTGCACGGGCCTCAAGGAAGTCTCCCTCCCCGCCGCAACGTCCGCCTATCTGAGTGGCTGCACGGGCCTCAAGGAAGTCTCCCTCCCCGCCGCAACGTACGCCGATCTGAGTGGCTGCACGGGCCTCAAGGAAGTCTCCCTCCCCGCCGCAACGTACGCCGATCTGCGTGGCTGCGATCCGAAACTCGTTGTCACGGCGAAGAAGGGTTGCAGAATTATGCGCCGCAAAGCCGGCTAAACCCATCAACCGCGAGGCTGGCGCGTTATCCAGCCGCCGAAGTAGGAATTTTCTCTCCCCGAAAACATCTAGGCTTAGAAAAAATAGAAGATATTTGCGCGAGGGTACGCGATTGGGTACACATCTAACGACTCACGGGATTAGAGCCTTGAAACCACGGCCCAAACGGTACACTGCAACCGATGGAGGCGGCTTGGGGCTTGAAATACAGCCGTCCGGCATCAAAAGTTGGCGATTCCGCTTCAAGCGTGAAGGTAAACCGGCGAAAATCAACCTGGGCCGCTGGCCGGCGGTGGGCTTGGCCACAGCTCGCCTGCGCCGAGATGTATTGGCCGGATTCAAACAGGGAGAGATTACTGTAAAACACTTTGCAGAGAAGTATTTGCGGGATGTTGTTTCCAAAACTCGCCGCGACATCCGCGGCGTTGAGCGATATTTCGCCCGCGACATATTCCCGCGCCTGGGCACTCGACCGATCTCATCCATCGAGGCCGACGAGGTCCGCGAGATCGTCTTTACGCGCCGAGACGCCGGGAAACCACAGGCTGCGATTGCCATCCGTAACCTGTTGAAACGTCTATGGGATTATGCGATTGTCTGCGGCGTCGCCGCCGTCAATCCCGCAACCGCGACGCCGATAAAGTTCATCGCAAAAACAACATCCCGATCACGCACACTCGACGAAAACGAGCTGCGGATATTTCTGCGAGCGATAGATCTCAATCGCCGCCTGGATATTGCATTGTTGCTGATTCTGCTGACCTTGACACGCAAAAGCGAGTTGCGGCTGGCGCGATGGAGCGAATTCAACCTCTACAGCATCCCAGCCGAATGGAATATCCCGCCAGAACACAGCAAGATGGGCAACGGCCAGATCGTATACCTGAGCCGCCAGGCGGTTGAACTGCTCCAATTACTGAAGCCGATGATCGCCGGAAACACATACGTTCTGCCAGCACGCGGCAGCCGCGAGACCCCCACTGGATGCAGTACACTCAACCGCGCACTCGGCCGCATACCGCATGGATTACAACACTTTACAGTGCATGATCTACGGCGAACGGCTTCAACCATGCTCGCAGAACAAGGCAACGCGCCAGACGTGATCGAGAAGGCTCTGAACCACAGGCTACGCGGCGTTCGCGGCATCTACAACCGCGCCGAGTACGGCCCGCAGCGCCTCAAAATGCTGCAAGAGTGGGCCGATTACCTCGATAAATTGCGAGGATGCTAAAACACGCGCTACCACAGAGACAAGAGATGGCTGCGGCATGGCCGAGCCTGCTGGCCCGGCCGGATACGCACTATCCCGGAAGGGCCAGCCATCATCTAGACATCGGAGGCACGTTTGAAGTAAGCCATTCATTCCACACTCAATAACAGGACACCCACAGAGCAGCGACGGCTACTCTCGGCTCGCGGGTCCTCCCGGCAACCATTCCGCTGGGGGTGACGCGCTAGCCCGGATGCGCGCTAGCGATAGAAGTTTTTGCCATTATTTCCGTTTCCGTGCCCAAACAAGACTCAATTCCGAAGAACCTTACGGCCCTTACCGTATCTGACGCGGCAAAACTCTTTGGCGTGGATGCGCGCACTGTCCGCAACTGGATAAACGATAAAGGTTTACCGGCAACCAGCGATGGACATTGTCGCGTTCTGAATTGGCAGAAGGCCCTCGCCTGGTTTATTCAGTATCGAATCGAAGAGAGCGGAAACAGCGGAAATCGACCCTCATCTGGAGCCTGTGGTGAGCCCATCGAGTGGCCTGAGAGCTATGACGACGCCCTGGCGCGCAAGACTCGGGCAGAAGCGGACCTAAAAGAGCTGCAACTGGCCCGGGAACGGGGCGAAGTGGCAGCCATTGGGGACGTAGGGCGGGTATTGGCATCGGCCACCAAGGCCACGCAGACGATCATCCTTGCATTGCCGTCGCGCCTGGCGACCCAACTGGTGGGCCTCGACGACCGCGGGAAGGTTTATGCCATCCTCCAGCGCGAATGCAATGGCTTACTTGGTAATCTGGCGCGGATAGAAGCCATGCGCGAGACGCCACTGGCTGATGCCGCCGCCGAGGGGGAAGAGTGACCGCCCCGCACGCGGCCTATGTGACATCTGCCGAAGGTTTGACCGCGCTGGCCTCGGTGTTTACCCGCGCCCACCGGATGTATCAGCCTCCGCCGGATCTCACGCTCTCGCAGTGGGCGGACCGCTTCGCCTACATCCCGAAGGCAACCAGCGCCTACCCCGGAAAGTTCACCACGGCCTTCGCCGAATATCAGCGCGGGATGCAGGACGCCATTACACATCCCGATGTGGAGACGGTTGTCTTTATGCTCTGCGCGCAGTCTGGCAAGACGCAGCTCACGTTGAACGCGATCGGCTATTATGCGCACTGGGAGCCATCGCCGATCCTGGTTGTGCAGACCAGCCTTGGCGAGGCGGAAAAGTTCAGTAAAAAACGGCTGACTCCTACCATCGCCGAGACCCCGGTCCTGAAAAAGCTATTTCCGCCAGCGCGCAGCCGCGACTCCGGCAACACTCAGCTCAGTAAGGAATTCCCCGGCGGCAATCTGACGCTGGCGGGCGCGAATGCCCCGGCGGGCTTGGCGTCGCTGCCGATCCGCGTCGCCATTTCCGACGAGGTGGACCGATGGGAAGAGACGGCAGGCAAAGAGGGCGATCAGCTCGACCTCATCGACAAGCGTCTCACCAGCTTTTGGAACCGCAAACACATCATGGCGTCGACGCCGGGCATCAAGAACTTCAGCCGCATCGAGCGGGCCTACGACAGCAGCGACAAGCGCCAGTATTTTGTGCCGTGCCCACATTGCCGCGAGATGCAGGTGCTGGAGTGGAAGCGGCTGCAATGGAAGCTCCAACCGGCTGGCCCCAACTCGCTGCCGCGCGTGGCGGATTACTGGTATGTCTGCATCAACGGCTGCGAGATCCGCGAGCGCAGTAAACACGAGATGATCCGCAACGGGGAGTGGCGCGCCAGCTCCAGCAGTCACGATGGCAAGACAGTCGGCTTCCATCTGAACGCGCTGTATTCCCCGGTGGTGGAGTGGTCGAAGCTCATCCATTCCTGGCTACAGGCGCAGGGATCGCTGGAGCGGATGAAGGTTTTCATCAACACCAACCTCGCCGAGACCTGGGAGATTCGCGGAACCGGCGCCAACATGACGGACCTGGAGGCGCGCAAAGAGGACTTCCGCGAGAAGCTGCCATCGGGCGTGCTCTTCCTGACCGCCGGCGTCGATGTGCAGGACAACCGGCTGGAGTGCTCGGTGATTGGATGGGGGATCGACGACGAGCGCTGGGTGATTGACCACCGCACCTTCTCGGGCGATCCATCCATGCCGGACACCGACGCGAACAGCCCGTGGGCCGCCCTGCGCATCTACCTGCGCGAGCCATGGGACCACGCGCTGGGCGTGACGATGGGGGTGGCCTGCGCGCTCATCGACTCCGGTGGCCACCACACGGAGCGGGTCTATGAGTTCTGCCGGAAGTACGAACTGCTGCGCTGGTTCCCGATTGTGGGACGCAGCGGCATCGGCAAACCGCTGGCCAGCTCCGGCACGGCCGTGGGACCGTTCAAAACGAAGCTGTACACCGTGGGCACTGACACGGCGAAAGAAGACATATTCACCAGCTTCCGCGCCAAGGAATCGGGCGCGGGATACTGCCACTTCAGCACGGGCCTCGGGCCGGAGTACTTCCGCCAGGTGACCGCGGAGAAGCTGGTTACATACAAGAAAGACTTCGTGACCACGCTGCGCTGGGTAAAGACGGGCGAGCGCAACGAGGCGCTGGACTGCTTTGTATACGCTCGCGCGGCGGTGGCCGTGTTGCGGCCCAACTTCCGCAAGATCGCAAAAAACCTCTTCCGGCAGTCGGAGGAGTTGCGCGCCAAGGGCGAAGGGCCGAAGGATGAGGCCATGCCCGCCGCGCCCACACCCAAACCCATCAAGCCAGCGCCACTGCGCAGCACCAAGACGCCCAGCGTCGCCGACCAACTCCGCAATAACTTCAACGTGGGGCGTCAATGGTGAAGGGTCGATCGGTTCATTTCAGTGCAGCATCCGACGAATGGGCGACGCCGCACGAGGTTTATGCCGGGCTTGATGCGGAGTTTCATTTTACCCTCGATCTTTGCCCACTGGGCGGTACAGTCGACGGCACATCGATGTTTATGAACTGGGGGGGCCGACTCAAGTTCGGTGGTGCAAAGAATTCCGCACCGTTTCCATCGATAGTTGTGGTTTTTGCGCGCTAGCGCGATCAAAAGACGCCAGTGGCGTCCCTAATTCGCGCTAAATTGCGCTTGCGCGGCATAAATAAATCATGGCCGCGCCGCTCAACCCATCTTCGCCAAACCCTCAATTCTTTGACTCCGACGTGCCGTTGCTGCCGACCCGGCTGCGCCAGGGAGATTCGTGGCAGTGGGTCTGCTCGTTTACTGACTATCCCAGCGCCGACTACACACTCAAGTTTCTGCTCAACAGCCCGACCAACCGCTTCGTGTTTCCATCCGGCGGCATCACCGCCGATAGCGATGGCCTCAGTTTTGACGTGAACCTCACCACCACGCAGACCGCCGCATGCGCGCCCGACATATACGATTTTGTGGCTGTGATCAGCGGCATCGCCGCTACGCCCACAGCCGGCTGTCAGGAGACGCTGGTGCTGCAATCCGTGGTGGTCGATCCCAACCTGGCCACGGCCAGTGGAGCGGTGGATACCCGCAGCTTTGTAAAGAAGACGCTGGACACAATCAAGGCGGCCATCAGCGGCGATACGCGGCCCGACGTGCAGGAGTACATGATCAACGGCCGCCAGCTTCGCAAGCTCGACAAGATGCAACTGGAAAAACTGAACGCGCTGTATGAGTACAAGTACGCCGCGGAGCGCCGCGCCCGGGGCGAGTATGTGACTAGCCGCAGCCCAGGGTTCCGCTTCACCGCATCGAGCAGCTAAGGAGACGCAGTGGCCAGGATAGAACCGCTCAACCTTCGTGGGAATGCAAAGCCGGACGCGCGTGGCCTGGTGCGTCGCACCATCGATGCTGTGCGCGGCGCGGTCACGGGCTTTCGCACGCTGACCAGCGAATCGACCCTGGCGCAGCTTGGCGGGGCCAGCGGCTGGGGTGGATTCCAGGCCGCGAAGATGGGCCGCCTGGTCAACGATTGGCCTTCGAGCTCGCGCAGCGCCGATCAGGACCTGATGGTAGACCTGCGCCGTCTGCGCGCCCGCGCGCGCAACCAGGCGATGAACTCACCGATTGCCGCCAAGTTCCTCGGCATGGTTCGCAGCAATGTAGTGGGCCAGCACGGCGTCAAGTTGGCCTTCAAAGTGCAGAAGCTGCGCAAGGGCAAGGGCGGCGACCTGGACGACACCATCAACGACAAACTGCACGCGGCCTGGAAGGAATGGGGCAAGCGCGGCAGTTGCACGGTCTGCGGCCGGTACAGTTGGCGCGAGTTGCAGCGCGTGATTGTGGAGAATGCGGCGCGCGACGGCGAGTGCCTACTGGGAAAAGTGAATGTGCCGAAGTCGGTCAACCCCTTCGGCTTCCAGTTGCAGCTTATCGACGCAGACCAGCTCGACGACAACTACAACCTACTGGGCCGCGCCGACGGCACACAGATCCGTATGGGCGTGGAAGTGAACGCGCAGCAGCGGCCCATGGCCTATCACCTCTTCAAGGGCAATCCCTACGAGGTCACCTTCAGCAGTGGAGCGCGGGTGCGCGTGCCGGCGGACCAAATTATCCATTTCTTTATCTCGCATCGCACGGGGCAGACGCGCGGATACCCGTGGTTCGCGGCGACGATGAACCAACTCAACATGCTGGACGGATACTTCTTCGCCGAGCTGACCGGCGCGCGCATCAGTAGTTCGCTGCTGGCCTCGATTGAGAGCGAGAACAACCCAGAGTTCCAGGGCGATGGAGTGAATAAAGACGGCTCGCAGGCCTATGACGTCGGCTACGGGAAGCTGTTGGAGCTTGGCCCCGGCCAGTCGCTCAAGAACAACACGCCAACCCATCCAACCACGGCCTTTTCAGAGTTCGTTCAGCAGAGCGGCCGCATCATTGCCTCCGGCATGGGCGTGGCCTATCACAAGCTGTGCAGTAATCTTTCCGGCGTCAATATGTCATCGGCGCGCATCGGGGAGATGGAAGAGCGCGACTTCTGGATGGAGTTGCAGTCGCACCTGATCGACGATGTGCTGGAGCCAATCTACGATGCGTGGTTGCCGTCCGCGCTGCTCAACGGAGCGATTGACCTTTCCATCGCGGATCGCAAGCGCTACGCCGGTACTGCGTTGAAGTGGGAACCGCGGCGCTGGGGATGGTTCGACCCGCTGAAGGATGTGCAGGCGGCCACGCTGCAGGTGCAGAACGGCTTTGAAAATCACGAATCGATTGCGATGGCCCAGGGCAAAGACTACGTCGAGACATTCAAGCAGCTCGCCCTGGAGCAGGAACTCGCCGACGAACTCGGCATCCAGCTCGGAACCGACATTCGCGGCCAGGCCACCAGCGAGATCAACGCCGGCGATCCCGTGGCCGAGGAGGCAGTGGACGAAAACGGAGACCCGAAGGACGGCACACCAGCGAAGCCAGCCAAACCGAAGGTGCGGCCAACTCCGGCCCCGGCAAAGGCGAAAGCGGCGGTGAAATAGATGGCAACCATCACAGCACAACAGGCTGGAGGGGCGAATGTGGCGCGCTTCCTCGATCTTCTCGCGTGGTCCGAGGGAACAAGCACCAGCGCGGCGACAAAAAACGCGGGCTATGACGTGATTGTCAGCGGCGTCGACGGCCCCGAGGTGTTCACCGATTACAGCGCGCACCCATTCGCCGCGCGACCGCCCAAGATGGTGCTGAAGCCGTCTCCGCTCCATCCCAATGGCCTCTTCTCCACCGCGGCGGGCCGGTATCAGGTGCTATTGCGATATTTCGAGGCCTACAAAGCGGAGCTAAGCCTGCCGGATTTCTCGCCATTATCGCAGGACCTGATCGCGGTGCAGCAGATCCGTGAGCGGCGCGACGGCAACCACGTCAGCGCGATCGCCCACCTGTCGGCGGGCGACATTGGGCAGACCATCATGCTCTGCGCGGGAATCTGGGCGTCGCTGCCCGGCAACACTTACCTGCAGGGCGGCAAGACAATGCTGGAATTGCTGGCGAAGTTCAAAACGCTATAACACGAATAAAGGACGGCATTGCGCCGCCACTTCAACCTAGACCCGGCCAACGCCGGCCAACACGAAAGGAAAAACGCAATGCGAAAAATGATTGCTTTTCTGGCGCTGGCATTCGCGGCACTCACCGCCGCACCGGCCCTCAACGCTCAAGCAGGTTCACCCATCGGCTACACCAGCACGGGCCTCCCGGTTTTTTTCGCGGCCACCCCGGCCTTCGGGGTGACGCAGGCGCTCACCACGCAGTTCAGCACTGCCTCCACCGGCTTTGCCAGCACCGGACTGGTGATGCCTTCCATCCCCGCCGGTCAGACCATCCACGGCACCTGCGACCTGATCTGGCAGCAGGCCACGGCCGCGGCCACCGTCAGCTTCGGCACTGCGATGTCGAACGCTCCGACCGGCCTCTACATCCTCTCCAAGATCAACACCGCTGCGGCGGGCTCAAACACGGTGGCCTATACCACCACGACAGCGACGACAGGAACGATTGTGGGCGCCGCGGCAACGCCGGGAGCGGCCGCCACCAACTACTATGCCGCCTTCGACTTTGTCCTCGTCACCGGGGCATCTCCGGTTGTGCTGACATGGGAGGGCTTGACCAGTAACGCACTGGACTCCCTGGTGGTGCAGCCCGGATCACACTGCGGCTGGACGTTCTAACTCGCTGCTGCTGTTTGCCAACTGAAAACCCCGCGAAATTTGCGGGGTTTTCTTTTTGCGGCGCACAACAGAAGTATGAGCAAGATTGCGATTCCCAATAAGCTGCCGATCCAGTACCGCGCGGCCAAGGTGGACAAGCCGGAAGAGGGAAAGCGCCTCAGCGGCGACGATCCCGGCCGCTTCAGCTTTGCGCTCACCAGCGAGGAGCCGGTGAAGCGCTGGTTTGGCGACGAGGTGCTGATGCACGGCAAAGAAAACGTGCGCACCCAGCGCCTGGCCGATGGCATGGTGCCGCTGCTCTTCAATCACGATCCGGACAAACACATCGGCAAGGTGGACAGCTTCAGGCTGAAGGACGGCGTGCTGCGCGTTGAGGGGCCGTTTGGGCCGTCGCCGCTGGCGCAGGAGAAGCGCGCGGACTATGACGCGGGCATTCTGAACGCCGCATCTGGCGGCTATCGGGTCCACAAGATGGTGCGCACAGCCACCACCGACGAAGACGGCGACGAACAGGACGATGCGCGCTGCGAGGTCCGCGACTGGGAGCCGTTCGATGCGTCCCTGGTCACCGTTCCGGCCGATCCCACAGTGGGTGTGGGGCGCAATGCCGACACAGAGTTTCCGGTCGAGATTGAGACCGTAGCCACGCGGAGCGCAAGCCCCGCACCGGTCGCTGAGGTTATCAGCGAGCCAACCGCAGCACAACTAAAGGAGCGAACCATGGCCGAAACGGCTGTAACACCCAACGCGAACGAGCTTGAACTCGCGCGACGGACAGAGATTATGGCCGTTGCGACCGACAAGGACTTCCGCAAGTACGTCAACATCGACGAGGCCCAGAAGGCCATCGCCGAAAACACCACGGCAGACGCCTTCAAGGATGTCGTGACCCGCAAGATCATTGCGGCCAACGATGTCAGCAAGGTCGGCACCGCCGGCGACGCAACCTTCTCCGAAGGCTCGCGGCGCGAGCAGAAGGGCTATTCGCTGATCAACCTGCTGCGTTCCGTCGTCAACCAGGCGAAGCCGGGCACGTTCGACGGCAAGCACGAGGCCGGATACGAGCGCGAGATGTCCACCGCGATCGCCAAGCGGCTCGGGCTGGCCACGCCGGGCGTCTTCGTCCCGCTGAACGCCCTGACCCGCGCGCTGGGCACGCAGGCAATCAACTCCGGCAGCGGCCAGCTCGCAATCACCTCCGAGTCGGCAGCGGTGGAGACGATCACGCATCCCGAAGTCATCGAGCTGCTCCGGCACCGTCCGCGCGCCATTGCGCTGGGCGCACGCACGCTGGGAGCGCTGCAGGGCGTCGTTCGCCTGCCGCGGCAGAGCGGAGCGGGCACCTGGCAGTGGACGACAGAAGGCCAGTCGGTCACGGCCTCCGATCTCACCATGGACTTCGTGTCTGTGACGCCGCACCGCGGAACCACGCAGTCGGCCATCGACATCGAGTTGCTGGCAAGCACCTCGCCCGATGTGGAAGCGCTGATGCGGGCGGACTTCAACAAGATCCGCAACCTCGCGCTCGACTACGCCTCCATCAACGGAAACGGCAGTGGATCGCCCACCGGCATTCTGCATACCGGCAGCCTGGCCACCATCACCCCCACCGGCACGGCGTTGACCTCCACCGGCAACCCGCTGACGTACCTGGACCTCATCAGCTTCGAGACCACGGTCGCCGCCGCAGATGCGGATGCCGCCACCTCGGGATGGATGTTCACCCCGGGCGTTCGCGGCTTGCTGAAGGGCACGCCGAAGTTCACCAACAGCACCGGAACGCTCATCTCCGAGCCCATCTGGAAGGAAGGCTCGCACGATCCGAGCGGGCTGGAAGAGGGGCCGCTGGGCTATAAGGCCGGCGTCACCAACCAACTCCCGCAGAACCTGTCTTCCGGTGGCGCCAGCTCTTGCCTGCATGCGGCAATCTTCGGCGACTTCAGCCAGATGGTCTTCGCGGACTGGGGCGCTGTCGAGGTAGTCTACGATCCGTACACTCAGGCCGGATCGGGAGCCATCGTGCTCACCATGCGGTCGCTGCACGACATCGCAATCCGCCACATCGCCGCCTTCGCCGCCACCCTAAAGGCAGCGGTCAACTAATCCAACCACAAAACGCACAGATGAACGGGCGGCCCTGATTCTCACAACCGAGATCGGGGCCGCCACGCAAATCCCACATCACGAGGAAAAAATCCATGCTTGGACTGAATACCAAGACTGCACCCATCAGGGCGAAGCTGCTGATCAGCATGATGTTTGACGGTGAAGAGCACGCCGCCGGCGACATCGTTGAACTCTCTCCGCACGATTTCAAGTACAACAAACACCTCAACCGCGTTGTGGAATACATCGCGCCCGGCGCAAAGAAGTAAGGGAGCCGCCTGCCATGGCCTTCGGCGACGCCGATCTCGGAGTGTTTACCGCCGACTTCGGCGTCGCCGTTGTCTATGAAGGTCAGACTGCCAACGGAATCCTAGACACCACCACCGACATGTTCATGCATGGCGAGGGGCCCGGTGGATTCGAGCGCAGCACAGTTATCCTGCGCGTTCCATACAATGCATTCAGTTCGGTTCCAAAACCAATGGATGCCATTACGGTCGGCGGGGTTGCCTACACAGTAAAAGAACTGCCAGAGCAGCGCGATATGCAAATCACCGAGATGTATCTGAAACCAGCGAGTTAGCCGAATGAGCGATGCGGTCCGATTGACCAACCGAATGCTGCCAAGGGCCGAGGGGGTGACGTATGAGCAGGGGAGTCAACCATGTAGCGTTGCTCGGCAACGTGGGAAAGTCGCCGGAGATGAGGAAGCTGGCGAGCGGAACGCTGGTGGCGAACCTGACGCTGGCGACCAACGAGAAGAAGAAGCAGGGCGAAAAGTGGGTCGATCACACGGAGTGGCACCTCGTTGTTCTCTTCGGCCGGCTGGCGGAGATCTCTGAAAAGTTTCTGCGCAAAGGCTCGCAGGTCTACATCTCCGGACGCTTGCGCACAACGACGTATGAGGACGAATCTCAGACCAAGCGCTGGCGCACCAATATCGTGGCCGAGGAGCTGGTGTTGTTGAATGGAAATGGCACGGGCCCGACGCCGGTGCCGACGGAGACGTAAGTGGCGGGACGCATGACAATCTGGACGCAAGCGGTCAGCAATCTGCTGGCCGCGCTCAACGCCACCGGCTCGCCCGCCGTCACCTGGCGCGCGCGCTTCGAGGCGGTGGGCGTCGCCGAGTCCGCGCTGAACCTCTTCCCCACCCGAATCAGCATCACCTACGCCTGCGCCAACGACAGCGCCTCCACCGAGGCCAAGATCATCGTCCGCGCATACACCGCCGCCACCAGCGAGGTCGATGTTGCCGTGGACCCGCTGGTGTTGTGGGCCTGGCAGTGCATCCGCCGCGACCCCACGCTGGGCGAAATTGTCAGCGATGCGCGGGTGGAAGAGGTCGAGATGGGCTACCTCGACAAGAGCGCAAGTGACCAAGTTTGCGTGGATATTACCGTTTGCGTGAATGTGGAAGTAGGCAGGGACGATCCCAGCATCAACAAAACGTACCCGAGCTAACCGCCGTAAGGGAGAATTCGACCATGTATACCCCGACCATTGCTGTCACAGCCACACCCTCCACCATTGCCGCCAACCAGGCAACCTCCGTGGCCATTGTACTGACCAGCACGGGGACGCCTACCGGCTCGGTGAAGATCACCAGTGGAACGTATGCGTCGTCCGCGGCTGTGCTGGCGTCCGGCTCGGCGACCATTGTCGTGCCTGGGTCCTCGCTTGTGGTGGGCACCGACACACTCACCGTGACCTATACCCCCGACGTGGCCGGTGAGGCCGCCTTCAATACCGCCACCGGAACGGGCACCGTCACGGTCACGGCCGTCTCGCTGGTGCCCTGCAAGCTGCAGGGATACAAGGCGCAGCTTGGCTATGTGCCGCCGGCCGGCGGGGCGCTGGTGATCGTGGCCGGGCTCAAGGAAGTGGACGGCGGATTCACGGCAGAGGAGCTCGACTCCACGGACCACGGCAGCGGCGGATGGAAGCAGCGGATGTATGGGCTGCTCGACTTCAGCGGGACCGCCAAGCTCGACTACATCGCCGGCGATGCATCGCAGGAGGCGTTGCTCGCGGCCATCCTCAACAAGACGCCTCTCACCATCACGATGTTCCCGACACAGTCCAGCGGCTCCGGCGTCGATTCGTACATTGGCCCGGTGGTGCTCGGCGACTTCAAGTGGGACGGCAAGAACACCGACCTGCAGGGCGTGTCGATCACACTGAAGGGCGCGGGCGCGTTCTCGGTCGCCGCGCAGTAACGAGATGCCGCGCAGTAGCGACTTGGTCGGCTGCTCAAGAGCGGCTTCTGGACCAGACAGCGAATCGCAGCAAACGGAGGGGTGGCGCTACGGGCATGGGCGCCACCCCTCTTCCACGCCGAACGTGCCGAAAGGTGCCCGCCATGATCCAGAAGACGCCCATCTATGTTGACTTCGACCGCCGGCGCCAGCTTGTCTTCAACCTCAATACTGAGATCCTGATTCGCGGGGCGGGTGGCCGCGACTGCGCGCTGTGGGAGACGGTTGGCGAGCATAAGGACGAGAAGACGGGCGAAGTCAGCCGGTCGCTCGATGTCAACCTGGAAAACCTGCGCGTGTATCTGTGGGCCGCCCTGCAGGATGACGCCCGCGCGCACGGCGAGACGTTGACCGTCGACGACGTGGGCAAGCTGCTGGCGCGGCGCAAGTGGATCACCCAGGCCGTGCTGCAGATGGGTGACGCGCTCAATCAGTACTACGGAGACGACCCCAAGGGGGAAGCCTAAGCCCCCGCCGGCGCGGCGCGGGGCGCAAACGCAAGGCCAAGCCATTCACCTGGGAGGACGCCTTCCGCATCGTCTGCGGAGAGATGGCCATCGCGCCAACAGAGTTCTACCGGCTGCAATACAGCGAGCTGGTGTTGATGCTCACCGGATACCATGAGCGCGTGGCGCGCGAGCGCGAGAACCTGCACCGCGAGGCCGCGTGGCTCGGCCACCTCTTTCTGCTGCCATATACTCCAAAGGACCATCCAGTGCTGACTCCCGGAGATCTGCTGGGGCTAAAGCCGCGCAAGCAGCGGGGGGCGCCGGTAGAGTTTGGCAGCGCGCACGAGGCCGCAAGTGCGTTCTTTGCCGCGCGCAAGGCAAGATTGAAGAAGGAGCGCAACGATGGCTAACGGCGTAGTGGTAGTGGTCAGCGGCAAGGACGATACCGGCGCGGTCTTCGCGGCCATTCAGAAACACATGGCGCAGACCAAGACGGCCGCCAACGAGACATCCGCCTCACTGGGCAGCATCGGCAAGACGCTGACGCAGGGCCTCGCCGCCGCCGGTATCACCATCGGGCTGCAACAGATCATCAGCACACTCAAGAACGCCGTCACCAGCGCTGCCGAGTTTGGTGAGCAGCTCACCAAGGCAAGTCAGCGCACCGGCATCGCAGTGGGCACGCTCTCTGTTCTTCATTATGCCGCCGATGTAACAAATACCGACTTCGACCGCATGAATCTGGGCGTCAGCCGCATGGGCAAGAACCTGGCCGATGCTGCCGATGGCAACAAAAAACTCTCGGCCGCCTTCCAGTCCATTGGCATCAACGCCAAGGATGTTGTGGGCCGCACCGATGCGCTGGACATCGTCTTCCATAAGCTCAGCGCAGCCATGAACGCCACAGACGCACCGGCCCGTCGACTGCAGATTGCCATGGCGCTGATGGGCCGCGGCGGCTCCGACTCTATCCCAGTGATCATGGATCTGGCGCAGCACTTCGACGAACTGAAGCAGAAGGCGCAGGATGCGGGCGTCTACATTGACGAGTTACACGCCAAGCACCTTGCCGAGCTAAATGCAAAGCTGAAGGATGTGACGGAGCATATTCAGGGCGCGGAGGTTGCGCTGACCGATGGCCTGACGCCATCCCTGACGCAGATGTTTGGCGTGATGAGCGGTGGAATGCCCGCAATGAATGGCTTCAATGAGGCGGGTCAGCACATCGGCAAAACCTTCGCTTTTATGGCCTCGTCTATCTATGGAGCCATGGCCAGCTACGAGGCGATGAAGTATGTTGTAAATAAGGGACTCGGCGAGACCGAGTTCGGGGCGGCGCGTAAACGCGATTTAGCAACCGGCGATCAAAACAAAGCAGACTCGGACTTATATCAGGCAAAGGCCAATGCGCTGGCGGATATTGCCTATGGCCGCACTCCGGCGCCCGGCGCCAATGTGCCGATAGCACCCCCCTCGGGTTCCGGAATCAAACCGCCCCCTGGAGGGGGGGGCGGCAAGGGTGGGCGCACAGCAAAGGCCGCGGCTGAACCGGGAATCCCGATCGATGCGGGAGTGGCGGCAGAGATGCGCGCGCGGCAGCACTCGGCGCTGGAGGAGCTGCACGCCCTGGAACATCCCGAGGCCGCTCCCGGTGGAATCATCGACCCGCAGATGGGCGCGAAGATGGCCGCGCAGGAGAAGCTGCGCCAGCAGACCGAGGCGCTGCAGGCACTGGACCTAAAGGGCGATGCCATCGAGAGCAACGCGGGGATCGTCACCGACAACATCCAACAGCGCGAGCTGGCAGGCACATTGAGCCAGCGCGACGCCGCCAAGCAATTGCAGGACGCCCGCGCCGAGGAGTTGAAGGAGCTGCAAGCGCTGGCAGCGCAGTACGCCAGCTATGGCGCGGCGGGCCGCGATGCCTACGCCGGGATCGAGACCGAGATCACGCGCACCATGGAGGCCATGCAGAAGCAGAGCAAAGAGGTGAGCCAGGCCGCGCAGGGCATTGCGCACGCCGTCTTCGACCCGCTCTTCAGCATGAGCGAGAAGTGGGACAACGTCTGGAAATCCATCGGCAAGAACCTGGAGCGCGAGGCCGGGCGGCTGGCGGAGCAGGGCGTGATGGGCCAACTCTTCGGCGATGGTTCAAAGTCCGGCGGCGGAAAAGGCAGCCGCACCGGCGTGATGGGCGTCGGCGGACTGCTGGGCGATGCGCTCGGTTTCTTCAAGAAGAAGCCGGCAGCCCCGACCTCCAACGGAGGCGTGGGCGCGGGCGCTGGCACGGTGGCCACGGCGGCGGCCAGCCTGATGCAGACCGGCAAAGGCGCACCGGGAGGTGCTGGAATCCAGGTGATTCTCAACAATCAGGGCGCGCCGATGACGGTGGGTTCCACATCGCTCAGCGGCGGCGGAAGCCTGGAGGACAGCGTGATCAACATCATGCTGAAGCAGTGCGACACGGGCGGCTCCGTGGCGCAGGCATTCAAAGGGCTAATTCCCTAACGGTCGAAAGATAACCCGGAGTAGGAAGACCAGGTACCGACCGTCTGGTTTGTGTTTGGGTCTTGATAAATCACGGTTTCGATGCTGCCATCCATGCGACCGTCCGTGTAGTAGCACCGGGCGAGCCAGTTGAATATCTCCCGATTTTTGAAAGAAGTATCCATAAATGCGGGAGTGACAGTCACAAAGAGTGAATGGTCGTCGATACCCATCTCCGAGTAGGCGTCGCGCAGTTTGCTGAGGTCAGACCGGCAACTCATGGCTACGCCATGCTGTTCGGCTGTGGATTGCGGTGCGACTGTTGCGGCGGCTGCAGGAGTAGATGCCGCCGCAGTGGCTTGAGCGGGAGTGCTCACGTTTTGGTTTGCTATGACAATCAGCACGATCCAAAACACGGAAAACACAACTATCCAGGGCCAGTTTCGACCGCAGAACCTTCCAACTTTCCGAGTATTGCTGGGCACGGCAACCTCCAGGGTGCGACCAGTGTACCGCTGCGGTGGAGGATGTCAAGCACTATTTTTGTCTTGCAATAATTATTTGATAATCAAGCCTTTGGCCATGATGTCCTTCCAGGTCTGCTCCCACAGCCGCGGGAAGTCCTCTTCGACTGCCTGCCGCACCGTCTTCTCCATGCCCAGGCGGGGCTTGATGCGTGCCTCGTTGATGAGGAAGTAGAACGGCTCTGCATCGTGGCCATGCGCATCGCGGCCCATGATGGCCTTATGGCCGTCCTTGAGGTCCTGCACAAAGAAGACGTATCCCCGCACCACGCGCTGATTCACCAGCGCGAGCTGCTTCATCTTCGACCCCTTCATCCGGCGCATCACGTCATACCGGCCAGCGATGGCGCCCAGCAGATTGCGCGGGCGAAGCTCCGCCCGGATGGGGCCATTGCCAAACTTGCCGCGGAAGTAGCGCGTGGGCACGGCAATGTACCGGTGGCCATTGTGCGGCACCTTCTCCGCACCGGTGTCTTGCGGTAGCAGGTAGTCTGGCGCGCCGGTGCTGCGGTTGGCGGTGTCGGTATGCACGTCGGCCTCGATCGTCTGGCCGCGCTTATCCGCCGGCTTGATGCGGATGCCCTGGCGCGTGAAGCTGTTGCGCAGGACAAACTTGCCGCCCAACCCTTCCTGCACCTTCGTCTGCCCCGCCTTGGCACAGTTGGTGAGCGTCTTGGCGAGCGCGAACGGGATCTGACTCTTTTGCAGTTCGTTGAGCCCAGCCACGGCCGCCGACACATCCACCGTCACGCGCATCGTTCCCATGCACCCATTCTCCCACAAAGCCCGTAAATGGCGCGGTTTTCCGGGGTTGCCGCACTCTGGGGGTAATGGGCGCATTCCCGATCATCTTTCCCAGCCTTACCCGCCAGCCGTCGATGGACTCTTCGCAGTCGCTGGAAGACGACACCATCCGCGACCCGGCGGAGAGCGGCTATGTGGCCACGCGTCCGCGCTTCACCCGCGGCCGCCGGACATGGAAACAGAACATCCGCAACCTGGCCGCTGAAGACATTCGCGCGCTGGACCAGTTCGCCATGGTGACTGCGGCGCGCGGCGGCAACAGCTTCCTGTATCCCAACCTGCTGCCCAATGGCAGCTTCGAGCTGCCGCCGCTGAGCGCTGCTGACCTGGTGGCCGGATGGAACGCTACGCCGACCCCTGCGATCGCCGTTGCAACCACCGGCGCCACCGTGCTCGACGGCGCGCAGGCCATCGGTTTTGCCACCATCTCCGCCTCGCATCTGGCGGCCCACAGCTCCGCCACTGCGACGCTAGCCTGTGACATCCCAATCCCCTGCAACCCCGGCGAGGTCTATTGCTTCACGGCCAGCGCCAGCACGGTGGCCGGCACGGCAATATCCGGCATGACGCGCACCGACGCGGTGTCGGTGGCCTATCAGGACATCAATGGCAACACCCTGAGCACCACGCTGGGCACCGCGGCGGCCATTGGCGGCGGCTGGAAGGCCTATGGGCTGCAGTTCACCGTGCCCGCCAACGCCGTGACCTTCACCGTCGCACTGGTGATGACACTGGCGAACTCCACCGGGAGCGCCATTGCGTTCGATGGCACCCAGACAACAGTGTGGGACTGCGCGGCCTGCGCGCTGGTGACGCCGCTGAGCGCCTACGGACGCATGGCAGGATCGCTGGCACTGGGCGTGCCGGTGCGCTTTGGCAATCTGCCGGAGTACTCCGACATCGGCTTTGGCAACGGCGTCAAGCTCTACGGCGCGCACTTTGAACTGACGGAGGTCTAACGTGCCCGCCGCGCTCAGCCCGCTTGCAGTGCTATCGCTTGCCGCGCAGCAGGACAAGTCCAAGCTGGCCTCGGGCGATGCGTGGATTTTGCTGCTGGACCTCGTATGGAACGGCGAGCACATCCGCCTGGCGCGCAACATCGACGCCGTCAACTTCGACGCGGGCGACGGCAACGGCATCCAGAGCTATGAGCCATTCAACTTTGAGCTGACAGTGGAGCAGCCGGGCGGCGGCCAGCTTCCCTCGCTCACGCTGACAGCCTCCAATACGCTGCGGCTGTTGCAGGGCGTCATCGAGCAGTATGCGGGCTTCGCGGGCGCCACGGCCAACCTATACGTCTACAATACGGCGCACCCGGCGGGCGAGCCGGACCTTGCGCTCAGTACCACGGTAATGCGCAGCAGCTCCACGGCCAGCAAGGTCACATTCACCTGCTCCGCTCCGTCGCCCATGCGGATGCTGTTTCCGCGCTTTCTATATCGCGCGACGTTCTGCATGTGGGTGAGCAACTATAAGGGCGCGCAATGCGGATACGCCGGCGTTCTGACCAACTGCGACGGAACCTACGACGGCCCCGACGGATGCATCGCGCACGACAATGCAATGCGCTTTGGAGCGTTCCCGGGTATCGGCAGCAACGGCATCGCGGTGGCGGCGCAAAACTAATGCCAACGACGTCAACGCTCCCCTCCGCGCTGTGGCTGGATCTGTTGGGCAAGCCCTTTCGCGCCGGCGCGCGCGGGCCGGACGCCTACGACTGCGAGGGTCTATTGCTGACCATCCAGTTCCGCCTGGGCCGCGCCGTCCCGGACCACCACAGCGACGCCGCGCAGGTATCCATCGCAAAGCTGAACTGGGAGCCGGTGGCGGAGGCCGATGCACAGCCCGGTGATGCCATTCTGCTGCGTTCCACTGATCCGCTGTGGCATGTTGGCGTGGTCTGCGGCGCTGGATGGATGATTCATGCAGAGAGCGTCGCCGGAGTGGTGCGCGAGCGATACGACGACGCGCGCTGGCATAAGCGGGTTGAGGGGTTCTACCGTTGGAAAAAGGGCTGAGCGTTATTGACAGATGCAGCGTGATCGAGCTGCCCGCGGCCGCCGCGCCGGCCAGCTACGACCTCGCGCTGCTCCCGGTGCGCATTCTGGAGGTTCGCAACCCCTTCCGGCCGGAAGGGCGTACCGAGACCACCATCGACCCGCTGGAGAATGAATCGGTCGCGGCCATCCTCGCCCGCGCCGGCGTCGACGCCGCGCAGTATGCGGTGAGTGTGAATGGCGGAACCATCGTCGCCGCCGATCTCGACCGCACACCCGTCCATCCCGGCGACGATGTACTGCTCTACCCGGTCCCCGGCGGGGCCAAGGGTGCCATTGAAGGCTTCGGCATATTGTTGATGGCGGCCTCGGCGGTGATGACGATGGGCGCGAGCGCGCTGGCCGGGGGTGCAATGTGGGGTGTGCTGGGCGCATTTTCGGCGTCGCAGATTGCGATGATGGGCGTCGCCATTGGCCTCGGTGGCAGCCTGCTGATGTCCTGGGCGGCAAGCATGAATCAGCCGGGGCAGCCGAACTGGTCTGCCACCTACGATCCCACTGGGCCAAAGGGTCTTGCGCAGCCCGGGGTGCCCGTGCCAAAGGCCTATGGCAAGATGGGCTGGTGTGGCAATATCGTCTCAAGCTATGTGACCTACGCGGGTATCGACGCATACATCTATGCGCTGGCCTGCTATGGCTTCGGGGCTGCCTCTTCCATCACGGACATTCTACTGAACGGCAAACCCATCTCCAACTACACGGGCATCAACTACTTCACGCGGCTGGGAAGCAACAGCCAGGGACCCATCGACGGCTTCAATAAGACGGTGAACGGATTCCCGCAGGAGACGCAGTTGCTGGTGGCCAACGGCCCGGTGGTGGTCAGCGGCACGGGCACAAACGTCACCGGCCTGGAGATTTGCTGCAAGCTGCCCGGCGGCGCGTATGTCATCACGCACGATGGCAACTATGTGCCCATCTGGATCAGCTACAAGATTGAGTACGCGCTGCATAACACGGGCGTCTGGAAGACGCCGCTTTTCCCGCGCAACATCGGCCCAGCCAGCAACACCGACTCGCATGGCAACATCACTTGGCCCGGATGGGTTGTGCAGCCCACGGACCGCTTTGCAGGCAGCGGTATCGTCTATGCGGTGGATTGGAGCGGCACGCACACGCCCGGCGATCCCTGGACTGGCACACAAAACGTCGATGTATACGACGTTGCCGGCAATGAATCAACCGTATCCACTACCTTCACGGGCGAATGGCAGCGCACCGATCCTGACCTATCGCCGTCGCTGGTCACGGGTTGGTATCAGGGCTACCGGATACTGCAAGCCATCGACCAGACCTCGGCGCTCTTCGATACAGTGCAAATCTACGGCCTCGCTCCGGGACAGTACGATGTGCGCGTCACAAAGATGGGTTACCGGCAGGACGGCGCCCATGACTGGGTATGGGGCGATTCCGCCGACTTCCACTTCGCCAGCGACATCTGGCTCTGGAACATCAACGAAGTCTTCCTGAGCGATCTGGCCTATCCCAACATGGTTCTGATCGGCGTCTCCGCGCTGGCCACCTCGCAGCTCTCGGGAGCCAACCTGACGGTCCAGGCCACCATCACGCACGACATTGGCGCGGACACTGTGCTACCCACGGCGCTCGTGGGCTTCGAGCACGACAATCCAGCCATTGTCGCCTACGACGTGCTTGCCAATCCGCTCTATGGCATGGCCGTTCCGGCGGCCCAGATAGATGTCCCGGCATTTGTGGCGTGGGCGCGGTTCTGCGATCAAACGGTGACCAACCAGGACAGCAGCACGGTGCGCCAGTTCATCTTTGCCGGCGTCTTCGATCAATCCAGCGATGCATGGCAGGTGTTGGCCACCATCGGCAATATGAGCCGCGCGCAGGTGATTCAGATCGGATCGCGCTACACCGTTGTTCTGGATGCGCCGGCGGACCCAGTGCAGCTCTTCACCGTCGGCAACGTGATCAAAGACAGCTTCAGCGAAGGATGGCTCTCACTCGACGACCGCTGCACTATGATTGAGTGCGACTTTGCCGACGCCGCGCGCAACTACCGCATGGATCTTCCGGTGTCCGTGATGACCGCGTCGGACATCAACAGCGGCCTTCAGCCAAAGATCACCCGCACCCGGCTGATTGGATGCACCAGCCGCGACCAGGCTTGGCGCTGGGCCTACTTCCATCTGCTCAGCACCAAGCTGTGCCTGCGCACCATCCAGTTCTCCGCGGCCATCGAGGCGTGCTGCTGCGCGCGCGGGTCGGTGATTGCCTTCCAGTCCGACGTGGTGAAGTGGGCCGTGGGCGGCCGCATCCTTGCCGGGTCCACCACCACCGCGCTCAACATCGACCGCAACGACCTCACCTTCGCCACCGCCGCGGGCTGGACTGTCAGCGTGCAGCATCCGGTGGTCTCGCGCGGCACGGCCACCATAGCCACGGGCGGCGTCAGCGGGCAGTATGTCACCTGCTCCGCCGCGTTGGGCTCCGCGCGCATCCTGAAGGCCATTGGGCCGGATGGCACCGAGTATATCGTCGAGGGCGTCTCGGGCTCGATGCTCACGCTCTCCACCGCGCCGTCGACGCTTGCCGCCGGGCAGACGATATCACTCTACGACCAGAACGTGATTGACGTGCTTGCGGTCAGCAGCTTCACGCCTACCGTCTTCGGGGCAACCAATGGCGCAGTGCTCGGCGTCACGGGCAGCTTCAGCGCCGCGCCCACGCCGGACAGCGCCTGGGCCTATGGGCAGTCAGCCGGCTCGCAGCCCGCCAAACTCTTCCGCGTCACAACCATAAAGCGCCAGGGCGACTTCAACTTCCAGATCGGTGCCGTCGAGTATGTGCCCGACATCTACACCATCCCCACGCCGGTCTATGGCGAGATTGTAGAGACGCCGAACTTCTACGCCACCATCGCCAACCTCACGCTCACCGAACTCTACGCCAATGGTACGGTCACCGGCTCGCCCAACTCCAGCCAGATCGATGCCGCATGGCAGTTGGTCAACACATCCGTCGGCGCGCAAGTCTCCATCAGCGCGAATGGCGGCCCGCTACAGGTGATGGCAACCATCCCCAACGGCAACAGCTACACCTTCACGGGAACCATCGGCGTGACGTATCTGGTCAGCGTGTACGGGATGGATGCGCAGGGTATTCTGGGGCCGACGCCGGCCACGGCCAGCATCACGGTGCAGGCTTCCACCAACGCTCCGGGCGATGTGTCCGCGCTGAGCGGGGCCTTTGCCGGCGGCAAGACGGTGCTGACGTGGCTGGACGCCACCGACGCTGTCAGCTACGAGATCCGCTACAACGCCAACATGGCGAACGACAACTGGACCAACGCGCCGGTTATGTGGAGCGGAACCGGGCTCACATGGTCTGATACGCGCCAGCGCAATGGCGTCTATATGATCAAGGCGATCAGCTCCGCGCAGGTGGAGAGCGTGAATCAGGCGGCCTGGGACTATATGCAGGGATCGCTCCGGGTCAACAGCATCGGACTCATGCCCGGCCAGACTATCGTCGTCAATCTGAAGTCGAACACCTACAGCTCCGGCACCGAGACTGTCACGGTGATCTACGAGGCGCCCTCGCAGGGCCTGCAGCTTGCGGATGGCACCTGGATTCAGACCACGGCATCCAGCATCACCTGGACCACGCTGCCACCCGACACACTCTATTACCTCTATCTGTTTCTCGATCCGGGAACCTTCATGCTGGGCTGCTCGACGAGTGAGCCGTCCAGCCCAGACACCTCCGCCAATCCCGGCGACCTTGCGCTGTGCTCGGCAGGCGGCAACTATCTCGCGCTCAATACCACGCTGACAACAGCAACCTCCGCCGCTCCCGGAAACACGCAGGCAACCCTCCAGGTCAACTGTGAGATTGGATACGACGGCGGCGGCGATTTCTTTTGGAATGTAACCTCGATCGATGTAATCGATGGAGGCACGGGATACCCCGACACTTCTACGGGAACGCTCTCTGGCGTCGGACAGGCGCTTGGCAGTTACGATGGCATGGTCGCCAGTAGTCAGAACGTGACCATTCATGCGACCACCGGAATTATCACCTCTGTTACCGGCTACGATTCTTCATTCGAATGGTCTGGGCAACCGGCGCTCAGCGGCTACTAAAGGTGCGGGAATGGCGCGGCTTGCCGCATAACTGGAGTATGAGACTCCGCAGCTCCATCGCCCTCTGGGCCACCGCGCTACTCTTCTGCATTCCCGCATTCAGCCAGGTCGAGACGGTCACCCTCACCGCTTCGCATCTGGACAACGTAGCCGGGCAGCCGGTCACCGGGCGGCTCTGCATCACGCCCAGCAACAACTCTGGCGCACCCATCGGCTTCCAGTTTGGCGGCGGCGGGCAGGGCGCGCAGAACCAGACGTGCTTTGCCGTCACGGCCGGCGTGCTCGCGTCGGGCGTCCAGGTGCCGGATACCGCGCTCACCAGCCCCGCCAACGTCTGTCTCAACACCCAACTTCTGACCTCGGGCGCAACGCCGAAGGTGGCCAACTTGTGGCCATGCCTGCAGCCGGCCAGCACCGGCCAGACATCATGGTGCGCTACCACTAGCGGGACCACCTGCAATCTGGACAACTATGTGCCCGTGGCCACGCCGGGCGTTGTTGAGGTCAACTGCGGATCGTGCAGTGGCAGCGGAACGGGCGGAGGAGGTGGTGGGACTGGGTTCTACAGCCCGTCGGCGCTGCCGCTGCCGCCGGCGTTGTCTGCATTCACGATTCAGAACCAGGGTTCGGCTGCGATCAGTGACAATGGCGGAGTAATATCCGTGACGGCAGCGTCGTCGCCGTCGGTGCCAGTGCTGGCTCTGATCGCCGCGCCCGCCGCGCCTTTCAGCATCGCGGAGTATATCGGCGGTGGATCAAACCCGCTGTTTATTATCTACGATGGAACCAAGGCTCTTGCGGTCATTGCGAGCCAGGTGACACACATAACTGCCGTCTCGCAAATCTATACCGGCGATTATGCTCAGATCGAATATGTTGTGTTGCTTCAGTATGAAAGATTCAGGGACGACGGCACGACGATTTACATTGACACCTCTGCCGATGGCTACAACTGGATAAATCTTTATTCTGAGGCGGTGGGCAGCTTCATCACTCCG